TAGGTATCCTGCACCGAAATCAACTTCTGCATCTAGGAAAGAAGGTACACCTGTGTAGGTGAATGACCCACTGTTTCCTGCAACAGTTACAACTCTATCTTCACCGTAGATACGCGCCGCATCAGCAATCTGAGCGAATGTACCATCGTTGTTCTTGCTGTTATGGAAGATGTTATCTTCTTGCATCATAGCCAATTCAGCAGCAGATGAAACTATCTTCATTAGTGAAGTATAGTTCTTCTCAATACCTGTTGTACCGTTCTCGTTGTACTTCTCAAGAGGCATAACTAACATTTTGCTCTGAACTTCTGCGTGTAGTTTACCCATGTCTTCTCTAACGATAGCACGAATATCACCAACACCGTCATCAATTGCAGCAAGTTCCATTCCAAGTTCTGAGAACTCAAACAGATGTGCAACAGTCTTAGGACTGACGTATAGTTTTGTGTACTCAGGTGCTAATGCATGGAAGTCTGTACCAATTACAGCATTCTCTCCAACTCCACCAATTGTATCTGCTCTTGGTGTTGCTGCGTTTGCAGACGAAATGTTTGCAGTTACAGCGTTAGAACCTGTTGCGAACTGTGAACCACTACCACCAATAGGTCGGCTCTTTAGAACTCTCCAACCGGAAGATGTGTATGGCCTCTTAGCAATCATAGAAAGAGGGTTTACTTCTTGGTTCAACATAGACCAAACTTTTTGTCCATAAAGAACGTTGTACAAGTCACCTAGTCCTGCCGCAGCAGTAAAGGGATTTGAAGAAGCATCGTGTGGAGTACCGAAACCACCAACAACTCCACCCGCTTTGAGTAGAGCGTTACCTGAGTTTCCGCCATATCCGTATGTTGCTGCTTCTAAATCTTTCATTGTTTTAATATATCCTGACATATTTAATCACCTCTTGTTAATGCGTGTAAGTCATCCCAAGACATCTCAGCCGCCGCTTCGACACTTGTTGGGAAACCAGTAGGTAGTGACATAGCCACTTCTTGTGCTTTCCTAATCTCAGAGTTTCTCTCTGTTAGAGATTTGCGTAGTTCAGCAAACTCTGTTTTCAGAGCCGCTACATCAGAACGAGCATCATATTCTGCTCTTTCTGCTTTAGCCTTTTTTACAGATAGTTCGTTAGTAAACCTTGCTTCGAACTCTTTACTTAGAGAATCGTAAGCCATTGCTTCCATTCTTTCTGCTTTAAACTTAGCATAAGCCTTCTCAACATTCTCAACGCTCAAATCAAGAGTAGAGAAATCAGTTCCCTCTAATCCTTTTGCTACGTTAAGTGCAGCAGGTGCAGCAGTAGGCTTACCGCCACTTACTACTTCTTCTCCTGCTTCGAACTCTCTTGTTTCATCTTCATCAAGAGCCTTCTCTTCCATGTCTTCGTCTGCTTTTTCTTCCATTTCCATGTCTGCTTTTTCATCCATGTCCATGTCATCTGCATCAGTATCCATATACTCTGCGTTCTTTGTTACGGCATCATCAACTTCACTGTGAACGTTGTTAACTTGTTTCATCAAGTCATTCAACTCTTCCAGTGCTTTTTCCAATTTTTCACTCATTGTTTTATCCTCCATTTTTAAAATGTCGAACTTTGCTTCGGGATTAATCCCTTTCTCGCAGATTGTAACTTCATGCAGTTCCAACCTGTCTATCTCGTTGTATTCCCCATACTCATCAGAAGTCTTTTGCTTCTTTGAGATGGCTTGTCCACCTATACTAAAGGAACGAAGTGTTCCTTTTCTAATACCTCTTGATATTTCTTTTGCCTTTTCTATGTCATCTCTTAATTTGATAACTACATAGAACCCAACATCATCAACTGAAGTCTTGTGGAGTACACCGTGACTATCACGGTATTGCTCAACAACTTCTCCAACTTGTACATTAGAATGATTAGACATTACATTTCTGTATTTCTCGTCAGACATGTATTTTTTAACAGCATCATTTAATGCTTCTAGTGTGATTAAATCATTTTGTTTGTCAACTATTTCTATTGAAGCATAACCTCCAATGATTAAACTATCTGACTTAAGAATGCTGAACTCATGAGAAGATTCTGCCTTTAGTAAAGGAGATTCCATCATCAACATTGCAGTCAAGTTTCTACTCTTACTATATTAAATAAATGTAAAATTAATCCTTTTTAGGGGTTGGGAAGTCTAATACAGCATATGTGTCTTCAGCAATATTCCATTTGTTAGGGTTCTCTTTATCCTCTAACATTTCTTGCTTCTTACCTGTCCATGCAATCCAACTCTTTTTTTCATCTAACGGCACTACTCTGAAATGCATTCGAGTTTCAAACTTATCTCCATCAAGACGATATTCGTGATAACCATCTTTTTGTATTCCTAATTCAATATCTCCTTTATCTAACACTTTCTTTGACTCTCCTATTTTCTTAGAAACAATAGCAGGATACTTACCTGACTTGCCGAATAAGTCATAGATATCTGTATTGCCTTCTATGTCTATTGTCCAAGCCATACGTTCATCTTGATAATCTATAATTAAATCTACATTATCGTCTTCTCTCAAAACGATTGTATATTTTCCCATGTTGTCTTTCTTCACTAGTTCTTCAATATCTTTTTCTAAAATATCTTCTCTAGCAGTAAACTTGTTCGGATGTAAATAGACTAAATCTTCTTGTTGTTTCATCCACGCCATTAGTTTACCATCATCTGAATCAAATAAATCTGCAAATGCCCCTTGATGTTTATCTACAATAAAATCTAGTATTTTGCTAAAAGACATATTATCTCTACCACTCTCTAATATTTCATTTCTAATTGCTAATCTAAACATAGAACGTTTGCTTTTCATTATGTTAGCAACTTGTTCTTTCCACAAATCTATGTTATGTAAAGCATTTTTCTGCATTAGATTATCTCCTTCGAAACCGTATATAGTAAATCCATTTAAGTCTTCTTTGAGTATTATTTCAGCAGTACCATGTGTATGGTCAGTAATGTAATATCCTTTCTTGACTTTCTTATTACCTGCTCTTGGGTTTTGCAATCCACTAGTAACTTCAAACATACTACCTACTTTATCCCCAAAAGAATAAGACATTGCACTCAGTGATTTTTTTGTCTTACTCGCAAGTTGTTCTAATGTCTCAACGGAATCAGAACGGGTGACTTCCGGTATTTCTATTACCTTAGCAGAAAACAATTTGAACCCGTCTTTACCTTTTTTTACTTCGTCAACTTTAACTCTAACAATACTACCAATCTTAACAGACTCTTTTGTGTTCAAAGCCTTACCTACTTCAAGATAATCTTTATCTTCAAACTCAATTGTTTTGTAATTCCTTGCGGTTTCAGCATTTACTGGGCCAATACCCATAGTGTAAGAGTGTAAATTGCTTTTAGTTTTCTTAACATCTAGCACTACTACATCCAAATCAACAAACTTCTTCCACTTAATCCACTTAGGATTTTTCTTAACTCCAATGTAATATGTTGATTCTATGTCTTTAATTACAACTCCCTCAGAAGCAGGAAGTTGCATAATCTCTTTTGCATATTCTTCTACTTCCTTAATTGAATCTGCTATCCTTGTGTCTTTCTTGGATGGGAATGCTAAGTCTTGTGATGAATGTTGAGAGTATTGATAGAGTAGGATATTATGTCTTTCTCTTAATGTTTCATCAGCAATGTTCTTTCCTTCATGAACCATTATATCAAAAACATGCGCTCGTAGTTCCCCTCCTTTTTTATTTTTGAAAACGTGTGCAATTGTGTCTGCTCGGTGTAGTGGCTCATCTTCCATAAACAACATTAGTTCACCATCTAATATACAGTCATTGAATGATTTCTTTTCAAGAGCCTTAACTTGTTCAGGACATTTACTAGTTATGTCTTTCTCGTTGTAAGAATAAATCGTTACCTTATTATTGAACTTATGAAGTTGTATTCTCATACCATCATATTTTTCTTGGACTATGTATTCTCCTGTTAACCCCTTAACTTCTTTCAAATCATCAATCTCAAATATTCTATACATTGGTTTATTTGGAATTATGAAGTCAATAGATTGTTTTTCTTCATCACTTTTTGCAATATCTAAATCTACTAAACTATCCCACTTGTCTTCACTATATTCAGAACCGTAGACTTTTTGCAATAATTTGTATGCTCCTTTGAACTTGTTTTCTATTCTACGAGTATCTTCATCTTCTTTACCATAGTGTTCTATAATGTAAAGTGGAATATCTTTAGGTTCTAAATCAAGTCCCATGTAGTCTCTTGTAATCTTATCAGGTTTCAAATCAACTGCTGACCATGCTTTATCGGGAAGAGGATTAGCGTGAGAACGTAAAGCATAATGTATGAATGCGGCAAATGTAGACTCATCTTTGAGTAAAGTAGCAATTACCTTATCACCTAACTGTTTAGAAAATGGGTCACTTACTTCATCTGATTTGAATCTCATTTCCTTTATTGCTTCATACAATTCTTTAGCCTGTCTTGAACTAGGATTATATGCTTCATCAGAAAATGCAGTATCTTCCTTTAGATATGTTTTGAGTTCTCTAGTAAAATCATCTATTGTATCGAACTGTTCTCTAACATCTTTTACTGTTTTCTTCCAAGCATCCCCGTAATCATCAGGGTTTTCTTTTGCAGAAAGATAAGAATATCTAACACGCTCAAAGAAATCCAATACTTTCTTAGTCATTGTATTGGTTTCTTTCTCAAAAGATAACCCTGTCTGTGGCATGTATCCCCCTCAAGCAGTTGGTCGTGGAGGGGTTATTGAACCTCTAGGACTAGCCGTTGACCCCATATCCATTTCCATGAGAACTCTAACAGCATTATGTGCTTTTTCCGCAGAACCTTTTTTTCCTTGTTTGAGTTCAGCAGTAGCCATTTCTAATTGTTTAACTGCGTCTTTGTATGCCGCCTCTTCCATTAGGTTAGATTGACCTTGTTCAAACGGAGAAGCATCACCACCTAAAGGAGAATACTTTTCACCATATTGTTTAATTAAAGATTCTAATGCTTCAATCACACTAGCCTTAGTAACCTCATTGAGTTTATCCTCTTTACCTTCAACATTACTTGTCTTAGGTAGAGATTCTTCTGATGGGTTTTTCTTAGGTCTTTTTACCTTGACTTCTTCACCTGTTAATGGCTCATCTAGTTTTAATGTACCTAGATGCTCTGCTTCTTGCAGTACTTCTTTCGCTTTTAGTATAGCCAATTCAACTATTTTTTCTTCCCATG